GGCGATGCCATCTATCCGCCATACAAGCCGGAGGAGGCCCGGTTTGAGCTGGAGCCGGAAGTGGAGTGCGCGGCCGTGGACCGCGGGCAGGCAATGCGCGTGTTTGGGGACGCCAAGAAGATCGCAGAGAAAAGTCCCAACATTGCCAAGCGGCTGCTGATCCCGCGTTCCAATCCGGTAGTCCACCGGAAACGGGGCGGCTTCATGCGGGCGCTGTCCAAGGAAACCAAAAACAAGGACGCCGGCGCTCCCAGCTACTTTGAAGTGGACGAATACCACGCTCATGTTACCTCGGAGATCTACGATCTGGGTAAGGATTCTTTCGGTAAGCGGTGGCAGTCCCTGCTGGATGTGATCACCACAGCCGGTGACGGCGCCGAGAGCAAGCCGTGCTTCCGCGAGGAGCAGTACGCCAAGCAGGTACTGGACGGGACTGTGGAAGATGAGCGGTACTTTGTGATGATTCGGGAATTGCCACTTGGTGCCAATCCCCACGATCGGGCGCTGTGGCCCATGGCAAACCCAGTGCTCCGCTATCCCAATGCATACAGCCAGACGCTGCTGGATGAGATCGAGAGCGAACACACGGCGGCCTATGGCAGCAAGGATCCTGATAAGATCAGCAAGTTCCTGACGCGACGAATGTGCCAGTGGCAGGCGGAGAGCGTTAACAGCTATCTGAATGCAGAACTGATGGAGCTGGCCCGCAAGGCCCAGATTCCCAAGGCGGCTTTCGCCGAACTGACGGACGGGCTGCACTGTCATTGCGGGTTTGACCTTGGTAAGCGCATCGACCTCTCCGGTACCGGCGCAGTATTTGCTCTGCCGGACGGCCGTATTGCCATCAAGGCACACGGATTCCTGCCGGAGAATGCGGCGCTGCGCCATGAACATACAGACCGTGTCCCGTACCGCGCTTGGGCAGCCGGCGGCTATTGCACCCTTACACCGGGCGATGTGACGGAAAACAGCTATGTCAACAACTGGATCTGCACCGGAGAGCGGGAGCACAGCTGGATCGTGGAGGAGGTGGACTATGACGGCCACAATGCCACCGATTTGGCTATCACCATGTGCGAGCAGCGAAACAACCCCAATTTCTGTGTGGAGATCGCCCAAACCTGTGCCGGTCAGAACCTGGCGGTGAAAACCTTCCGGGAACTGCTGCTGCAGGGCAAGATTGTGCTGGAGGAGAGTCCCCTGTTGATCTGGTGCTTAGGCAACGCCATCGAGATCCAGAACAACTACGGCGATATCAAACTGAACAAGAAACACAAGGACGACACCCAACGCATTGACCCACTGGCGGCCGTGATGGACGCCCTGGCGCGTGTGTTGGTGAAGCGTCAGTCTGGGAGTAATATTAACGAACACGTTATGGACGAGGAGTGGGGTATTTGAGTGAATGAAGAAAAAAAGTGTCCGATTCGGACACAGGCCCGCAAGATGCTGGCTGCACTGCTCCAGGTGCTTGTCCTGTACCTGGATGATCTGTTGCTGATCGGCGGCGGATGCTGCTTTGTAACTGCAGCATGGGAGTGTGCAGGTCGTCCGGCCGGACTAGCCGTAGCCGGAGCCTGTTTGTGTATTGGTGCCCTGGTGATCGCCAGGAGTCGGAGAGGAGGTAGCCGCTGATGCTGCTTGATCGCGCAGTAAATTCTCCCCGCGCCAGCTATGAAACCCGCACGTTGACCTGGGAGGAAGCAAATCAGTGGTTTCGTCAGGTATTTCTAAGCGGTGAAGAGTTGGGGGTTGGGATCCAGTCCGCTGAAAGACTGTCTCCTGTTGCAGCAGCTCACCGCATTTTGACCAACTCTTTCGGCATGATTCCTTTTGGTATCTACGTCAAAGATGGTGACGCCCGTCGGCCGGTGCACGACGATGCGCTTGACCGCGTGCTGAAGCAGCGGCCGAACATCAACTCGACGCCATTTTTGCTGAACAAGACGGTCATGTCCAATGCGTTTTGGCATGGCTGGGGTGCTGTCTGGAACGTCCGGAATGAATACGGTGAGGTGACCGAACGCATTGCTCTGCCCAGTGATTGCGGGTCTATCCTCCAGGATAAAGATACCGGCCTTTACTGGTACGACTTCAATGTGGATGGCGTGCAGCGCACCTTTTCTTCCTATGACCTGAGTATTCTGCTCTTTGAAACCTATGATGGGATCCACGGCCGGGGAATGCTGCAGCTGGCCCGGGAGATGGTGGCGGCTGACGGCATGGCACAACGCTATGCAAAGAAGTTTTACCAGAACGGTGCCCGACTTTCCGGTATCGTGCAGGTGGCAACGGATGCCAAGAAGGAAACCCGAGAACGGGTGAAAAACGAATTTACGAAGTATGCCCGGGATGATGCCTTCAAGGTGGCCGTTCTGGACCATGATATGAAGTTTACGCCATTAGGCCTTTCCCAATCTGACGCCCAGTTTATTGAGAGTCGGAGCTTCAGCGTGGAGGAAACGGCCCGTTTCACCGGTATTCCCAAGTATATGCTGCAGACCGGCAAAGAGGCATACAACAGCAATCAGCAGCAGCGTGTAGACTTCGTGACTGATACGTTGGTGCCTCATGTTAACCACTGGGAGCAGGAAAATACCTACAAACTGCTGCATGGTGGGCAGAGAAAGAAAGGCTGGTATCTGCGTGGTAACGTATCTGTCCTGCTTCGAGGCGATGATGCGGCCCGTGCGGCCTTCTATCAGAAGATGGTTTCTAACAGTATCATGAATCCCGACGAGTGCCGAGCTTTGGAGGAGCGTGACCCGATTCCTGGCGGCCTTGGCAAACAGTTCTTGGTCACAAAGAATCTGGCCGGTTTGGATCAGGTTTTGAAAGGAGAGTCTTAAATGGATATCAATCTGCGCGGCGAGTTGTGGGACAACGACTCTGCCGACATTCTGCGGTTTTGGGGCTGGCGGGACATCACGGCTCCCATGGATATCGTAGCGGCTCTGGAGCAGGCCAATGGCGAGGATGTGACGATCCTCATCAATTCTCCCGGTGGCGATATGACGGTTGGCGCCGAGATTCGCTCCATGTTCCGGCGCTACAAAGGCAAGACCACAGCTCTCTTTCAGGGCTTTGGCGCTTCCGCAGCTACTCTGGCCGCATCCGGATGCAATGAGATCACCAGCGAACCCGGTGCCCTGCTGTGCTATCACAATCCCGTCAGTGGTGCCCAGGGCGATTACAAGGACATGGCGCTGGCCTCTGAGGCTCTGCGTAACGCCCGGGACTGCATTCTGGAAATGTACACAGCCCGGCAGTCCAGTAAGAGCCGCGAGGAGTTGATCGCTCTGATGGATAAGAACATCTGGATCTCGCCCACACAGGCATTGGAATATGGCCTGTTGGACGGAATCATCCAGTTGGATGGTGCGGTGGAATCGGATCCTGCGGCTTTTGTGGCATCCGGTTCTCGGATGCGAATTACTACCGCTATGCGGGAGAAGTACCAGGCTCATGTGGCTGCTCAGAGGGAAGCCCAGGCCAATGAAGACAAGGCAAGACGCGCCCGAGCTCGACTCAAGGCGCTTGCAAAATTTTAAGCTTTACAAGGAGGAAAACACATGGCAACCGACTACATGGAAAAAATCACTGAGCTGCGGGCGCAGAAGAGTACGCTGCTCAACCAGGCAGAGGGTCTGGTCAAGGAAGGCAAGTTCGACGAGGCGGATAAGATTACCGATCAGATGGAGGGTATCAATGCCAACATCAAGAAGTTGGAGAGACTCTCTGCTGTAAGCCGTGATAGTGCCCAGCCCGCCTATGACGGTGTCCTGCACGATGGCAACGACGGCAAGCCCAAGGATAAGGGCAATGAGGTTAAGCCCTTTGCTACGCTGGGTGAACAGCTGAAGGCAATCTATGATGCTCGTACGACCGGCGTTGTGGATGAGCGCCTGCAGAAGGTCAATGCAGCTGCGCAGGGTGCTAATTCTCTCACCGGCCCCGACGGCGGCTTCCTGATCCAGACTGATTTTGCTCAGGGCATCATGGAGAGCGCTGTGCAGAACAGTCCTCTGCTCAACCGACTGGACCGCTATACCTGCTCCAGCGCTGCCAACTCCATGCGCTGGGTCAGCGTGAACGAGACTGACGTTTCCAAGAGCGTATTCGGCGGCATCCAGATGTACTGGACCTCTGAGGCTGCTACCGTTAATGCGTCCAAGCCTCAGTTCCGCGAGATGAAGATGGATCTGGAGAAGATGATGGGCATTGCTTACTGCACCGATGAGATGCTGCAGGACACTGCCTTCATGAGCGGCTTCTTTGGTAATGCTTTCGCTGTTGCCGGCGACCGTCTCCTGACCGAGGGTGTGATCTCCGGCGACGGCGTAGGTAAGCCTACCGGCATTATCACTTCTCCTGCTCTGGTAACCGTTGATGCTGAGGTTAGCCAGGCAGCCGGCAGCTTCATGGGCGAAAACGCTATCAAGATGCAGGCTCGTACCATGCCTCGCAATCGCAATCGCCTGGTGTGGCTGATGCATCCTGATGTTGAGGAGCAGCTTCCCACTCTGAGCATCCACAGCGGTGACGCGGCCAAGTTCCTGTGGAATCCTGAGGGCGGTCTGGGTAACTTCGATTCTCAGCGCATCCTCAACAAGCCTGTCATCTTTGAGGACAGCTGCTCTGCTCTGGGTACCAAGGGCGATATCATGCTGGTGGATCCCTGGTACTATATCCTGCTGACCAAGGGTACTGCTAAGCAGGACTGGTCTATGCACGTTGAGTTCCTGACTGACCAGATGGCTTTCCGTGTGGTCTTCCGCTGCAACGGTGCACCCAAGATCGAGTCTCCTCTGACCATCAAGAACAGCACCAAGACCCGCAGCCCCTTCGTGGCACTGGCTGATCGCAATGCTGCTGGCTAAGGAGGACGTGTTATGAGCAAGAAAAAGAACGCCGAAGAAGTAAAGCAGGAGACTGTGCCTGATACTACCGAAACGGCGGAAGTCGTTGCTTCCGCGGAGACCGTTTCTGAGACTGCAGAACCCAATTTTGCGGTTAAACCTAAGCCTGTTAGTGCGTTGTACAAGGTGAATGATCCCCGTGGATTGAACCTTCGCTACGATGCCGGCAGAGAGCACCCTGTTCTGCGTGTGCTGCCGGCCGGCTCTGTGGTTGAAGCCCGCGGTGAAGCTGTCCTGGTAGACGGCGTCAGCTGGTTGCCCGTACAGGATGGCTGGGTTGACGCGGCCTATCTGGCGCCGGTCACCGCAGAGGATTAAGCCGTGGTTAAGCTGGATGTCCCTGAGGATCGTCTGATCTATGTGATTCAGTATATGAAAGCTGAAGACATAGTTGAGGCTGTGCCGTCAGAAAAAAACCTGATCCGGAGCCTTTGTATGGCAATCAGAATCTATCTGATGGAGGCTCCGGTGCTGGAAACGGATGAAAACGCCGATTTGTACTGGTTCCTTGTGGGAGCAATGACGCTCCATGCTTATGATCACCGCGACGAAGTGGGCTTTGTTCCTGCAGGAGTAAGACCTGTCCTTAACCAGCTGAAACTGAAGACTGACTACGCTGACGACGCGTAAGGCCAGAGCGTTGAGCGCCGGGGCTATCCCTATTAGGAGGGGTGGCCCCGGCATTTCTTTTTGAGAGGAGGATCTCCATGATCGACCCCGGCAAGATGCGCCACCGCATCACATTTCAATCTTTTACAGGGCTGCAGGACGATTACGGCGACCCGCTGCAGTCGGATGACAGCAACTGGGAACCTGTGGCGACTACATGGGCATCAATTTCCCCGCTTTCTGGACGAGAGTTCTATGCTGCGGAGCAGAGCCAGAGCGAGGTTAGCCACAAGATCCGCTGTAGGTACCGCTCTGGCCTGACCACCGCTATGCGTATCAAGTATGGCAAGCGGATCTTCCAGATTGTATCTATTATCGACTGGGAGGAGCGTCACGAGAGCCTGCTCATCATGTGCAAGGAGCTGGTGGCGTGAGCACAGATGTATTGAGCGTTGATGCTCTCCGTTTCTATCGTGCTTTGCAAAGAACCATGACTGAGATGGGAAAAGTTCCTCAGAAAAGTGTAAATAAAGCTGCTGGCAAAGGCGCAAATGTTGTTAGACGCGCTGTACGCCAAAACGCTCCTGTCGGTGATACTAGTGAGCTGAAACGAGGAATTGTGCGCAATGGAGAGCGGAGCAAATATAAAGGCAAGAAGGTCTATGACCTAATGTTTGATCCTGCAAAGAATGACATCTTTCAAAAGCCAATCCCTGCACCTGGTACAAAAAATCCGGGTACCCGTAAAAGCAAGTGGACGCACGCATATTATCCGGCATCTATGGAATTTGGCTTTTTGACCCGTAGTAAAGGTGGCGGGTACGACTATGTTCCCGGTTATCACTTTATGCGTGATGCAGCTGAAGGTGTTTATACAGAGGCATCAAAGAAAATGGTTGACCATTTCTGTGTAGAACTTGAGAAGGAGTGGGCTAAGAATTGACCCTGGATAAAGTTATCAAAGCGACCCTTGAGCCTGTCAAAGGACTGCAGGCCCACGTCTATCCTCTGGAGGGTTTGAAAAACGCAACGCCACCCTTTGCATTCTATTTCCAGACAGCTGAGGACGAGGAGGACGCTCTGGACGGCCGCACTGGCCTTGTGGAAGCCGCCTTTGAAGTCCATATCGTGGCTAAGACCTATGCCAACCTCGTTTGGTTGGCTGGAGCTGCACGAACCGCCTTGCAGCAACTGCAGGGCACCACTCATGAAGATCTGCTCATTGAGCGGATCACTGTCACACAGGCCTCCCGTGACGTTAAGGAAGTGGAGGTCAACCTGTATCGCAGGCCCTACGTCCTGCGAGTGAACTATCAAAAGGAGGAAAACAACTATGAGTAAATCCAATGCTGTCGGCACCAAGCTGATGATTGATGGTGTTGTGGTCGGTGGCCTCAAGAGCATTAACGGCATTGACGTGAGTGCCGACACCATCGATGTTACCGATCTGGCCAACACCACTGGTTACCGTGAGAAACTGCCCGGCTTCAAGGATGTTGGCGATGTCAGTGCCAGCGGCTTCATGGACGGCGAAGATGAGGGCCAGGCCAAGTGCTATGACCTACTTAACAGCGGCGAGACGGCAGAGTGCAAGATCGTGTTTCCTGCGAAAATCGGCAAGACCTGGAGCTTTAGCGGCTGCGTGAATAAGTTCACCACCGGCGCCGAGGTGGAGGATGCGGTTACCTTTGAAATCGGTCTGGCCGTCACCGGTAAGCCTACGCTGGCTGCATCTCAGGCCTAACAGGAGGGTTAATCAATGAGCAACAATCTGCCTGACCACAATGATGTGGTGATCCTGGAGCTGGATCGCCCCCGTGAACTGCGCTTGGGACACCGGGCGCTCAAGCGCTTTTCTGCCCTGACAGAGTGCTCTCTGTCCGCCATGGACAAGGAAATCGAGCGCTACGATAAGGCGGCCTGTCTGCTTTGGGTGATGGTCACCGAAGACCAGCGCAACAATGGTGAGAAGCAGATCATGACGCCGGACGAGCTGGACGATCTGCTGGACAAGGTGCCTATTCCCAAATTGCTGGAGGTGTGCTCCGACGCTATCAAGGCTGCGTTCCCCGAAGCGGAAGAATCTGAGCAGGAGACCGGAGCCGACCCTACGGAGGCGGCTGGGACTGGCGCAGAAGCCTGAGCCTTGCCGCCACGCTGGGCCTTTCACCCCAGGAGTGGGAACGGATGACCCCTGCCGAGCTGCAGATCTACGTCCGGGCTTATGAGGCCCGGCGTGATGAGCAACAGCGAGTCACCCAGATCAACCTTTATAACCTGGCGGCACTGATCCGCCCCATGGTCTGGGCCAAGCATCCGCCCAGCTATGAAAAAGCCTTCCCCGACGGAGAAGGCAAAAAGAACGATGAAATGACAGACGAGCAGATGTACGCCATGGCCAGGGCCCTCAACGCCCTCTTTGGCGGAGAGGAGGTGAGCTGATGCCTGTCGTAAAGAACCTGATGGTCCGCGCCGGTGCGGACTTTTCCGCTATTACTAAGCAAGCCAATAAGGCCAAAAACTCTATGAAGGGTATGGAGCGCAGCGTCAGTAAATCCTGTTCAGGGATGGCGGTCGCGGCCTCCGGCATGAAAAAGGCATTTGCAGCCCTTGGCGCGGCGGTGTCTGTAACTGCCATTGTGAGCGCCGCCAAGAACGCTAAGGCTGCCTATGATGAGCAGGCTGAAGCCAGCGCTAAGCTGGCTCGAGTCATGCAGAACACCATGGGCGCTACTGCAGAGCAGGTTCAGGCCGTAGAAGACTACATTGACACCCAGGAGCGACTTGGTATTGTGACCGGCGATGTGCAGACAGCCGGCGCTCAGGAGCTGGCTACATATCTGACCATGACTTCCAGCTTGAAAAAGCTGATTTCTGTGATGAATGACATGGTGGCTCAGCAGTATGGCATTGGCGCCTCTGCAGAGAGTGCAGTGTCCATTGCTACTATGCTGGGCAAGGTGATGAATGGCCAGACGTCGGCACTGTCCCGCTATGGCTACACATTTAATGCCGCGCAGGAGGCAGTCCTCAAATACGGCACTGAGGCTCAACGGGCTGCGGTACTGGCGGAAGTTGTGGGCGAATCCGTGGGCGGAATGAATGAAGCCCTTGCGGCCACTCCAGACGGCCGCCTGCGGCAGGTGTCCAACACCTTGGGTAAGATCCAGGAGAGTTTTGGCCTGGCTGTCAACAGCGTCCTGGTGCTGTTTATCCCAGCTCTGAATACGCTCTGCGGTGTTCTTGCCAACGTGGCCACACTGGCCAACAAGGTTGCTCAGACGCTGGCTAACGTATTCGGAAGATCTTCCGGAGCATCGAAAACGGTGCAGTACACCGGCGCCATGGCTGATTCCATGGGTGAAGTGGAGGATGCAGCTACATCGGCCAGCAAGGCGGTGGGCAACCTCATGGGCTTCGACCAGATCAATAAGCTGACTTCCAGTAGCTCTGGCAGCAGTGGAGCTGATGCAGGTACTGGTGGCACCATCACAGAGAGCGTGGGTGTGGACACCTCCGAGGCTGGTGAGTCTATCAGTTGGCTTGAGGGGAAATTGACGTCTTTGAAGGACAAGTTTTCTGTTATCGATACCACCAAGCTTACTGATTCGTTAAATCAGCTAAAGGAATCGGTGGCACCGCTGACAGAGAGCCTTTTCTCGGGCCTTTCCTGGGCTCTGGATAACATCTTTGTTCCCTTAGCGGCTTGGACTATCGGAGAGGCTCTCCCGGAGGCTGTGGATTTGCTTCACGACTTAGCGGATTGTTTTAGTGGGAAAACATCGTTTGAGGAGTTTATCGCCAATCTCACGCCAGCGCAGAGTGCTGCGGTAGGTATTGCTACGGCTCTTGGCGCAATCGCAATTATATCCGCAGGCATGACCGGACTCACTGCAATTACAACTTTTTTAAAGAGCATTCAAAGTCTGAGTGCTGCGGGTATTGTCGGAAAACTGGCGGAGGTTTTAATGCTCACCGCCAGAGGAGCGGGAACCTTGCCTGAAGCTATGGCTGCGGTGTTTGGGCCGAAGTCTATTATTGCTGGAGTTGCCGGCGTGATCGGTGGTGCAGTGATCGCCGTGACAAACTTCGTCGGCATGCTGAAGAATGGATTCAGTTGGGCAAAAGAAGCATTGATGCTTCTTGGCACGGCTCTCGCAGCAGTAGGCGCCATCATTCTGGGCGCACCGGCTCTCATAGCAGGTGTTATAGCTGCGATCGTTGCAGCAGTTGCTACAGCTGTCGTTGTCATCAAAGACAATTGGACCAATATCAAAGAGGCTGGTGCGGCCGCCTGGACGGGGATAAAAACCGCCTGGAGCAACGCTTCCGGATGGTTTAGTTCCAATGTGATCCAGCCTATCTCTAACGGTTTTAAGAACTTTGCCAATGGCATCATTGGGTACTTTGAGGGCGTTGTTAACGGTGGCATCTCCGGCGTGAACAAGCTGATTGCGGCCATCAACAAAATCTCCTTTGACGTGCCGGATTGGGTTCCTGTAATTGGTGGCAAGAGCTTTGGATTCAACCTGCCACAGAGAGCTTTGGTCAAGCTACCCCGACTGGGCACCGGCACGGTCGTCACAAAGGCTACCCCCGCCATCATCGGCGAGGCAGGCCCGGAGGCCGTGGTGCCGCTTTCCGAAAATGCGGGCTGGCTGGATGGCGTGGCAGCTCGTATCGCGGCGCTGCTGGGCTCCAGCAAGCAACAGACATACAAGCTGACGATTCCTGTTTATGTGGGCGGTCGGAAGGTGACAGAGGTCGTGATTAACGATGTCAATGAGATCACTCGTACGACGGGTGTTTGCCCCATCAATATTTAACGCTTTCGGCGGTGTCCAAATCGGACACCGCCAAGGCCATGAAAGGAGGCGGTCTTCATGCCGCTGCTTACAGTAACTGATCTGAAGGTTGACGGCGTGGTCCTGCCTGCGCCAAAGGTCAAAGGCTTTAAGATTAAGCCGGAGAAAATTTGGTCCGAAAACACAGCGCGTTCCGCTGCCTGTACGATGATTGGCACAATTTTGGGTATTAAGGCTAACATCGAAATAGCCTGGCCTCCGCTGACGCCGGAGCAAGTACTCATCATTGAATCAGTGGCCTCCAACAAGGACAAGCCATTTGTGCCAATTGAATACACCGACCAGACTGGCCGACCCGCAACTAAGATCGTTTATTTTGGCACACCGTCCTATGACTGTTTCGACTGGGTTGATGGTCAGTGGATGATTACGGACGCCACAGTAACGGCTATTGAGCAGTAAGGAGGCCCTTGCATGATCCAAACAAGCAATGCCTTTGCCGCGCTGATTGACACTGCGCCAGAGGTTTTACATCTGATCCTACCCGATGGGACAGAGATCCCTCAAACGGCCATTCAAAAGGCCTACTGGGTGGGTGGCGCGAATGCCGGCGATGATATCACTCTGGGTAGCACCATGGCTCTGCAGCTGCAGGCGGAACTCAAGCGGTGGGAGCTGGGAGGCTTAGACCTCACTGATACCCGCCTGACAGCAACATTGACAATTCCGGGTGCCGACGATGTGATTCCGGTGGCAGTGCTGCAGGTGGATAAACCCACCAGCGATGACGATGTGGTGACTATCGTTGCCTGTGACGCAATGATTTACGCTTTCGGTGCGGAATATGCCCTGAATGACACGGTGCAGGGATTTGACTGGGAGGCTGGCGTAGACGCAGGAACGCTCCTTCAGGCCATTTGCGATACCTGTGGGGTTACTCTTGCCACCACGGGCCTGACGCCTGTGACCCTTACCAACTATACACCTTTTGGGCATACCTACCGCGAGGTAATTGCCTTCTTGTCCTGTCTCTGGGGTAGGTTTGCTCGTATCAACGGCCAGGGTGAGTTGGTTCTTGGTTGGTATGGTGCCGTAGATCGGCCTGTGCTGCCTACTCGGTATTACCAAGGCGAGTTAAAGAAGGCTGACTACACATATACCATCGGCTATATCAAGTGCTATAACGAGACGTTGGAGGAAACCCTGACGGCCGGGGATGCCAGTGCAGCCCAGGGAATCTATATTAAGTGTCCCTGGATGACCCTGGAACGTCTGCAGGACATCTTCCTGGAGATTGGCGGGTTTGCTTATCGGCCGGTTTCAGAACTCCGCTTTCTGGGTGATCCGCGTCTGGAGCCCGGCGACGTGCTGCAGGTTACTGATCGGGACGGCACAACCTACACCGTCCCT